CAGACAATGATCGGGCTTGCCGTCCAGGTCGTGATCACCTGTCTTGCACTGACAGCGTGTGTACGTCATGGTCCTGTCCTTCCAGATACATGAACCCCCGACGCAATGACTTCCGGCAAGAGGTCAGGATCGTCGGGGGTTCGTATATGGTGCCCTAACCTCTCGCCACAGAGAACGCTAGAGCCGTGACAGGTACTCTGTCAATCCGTACTTTCTACGTACCGAGGACAGTACCCGCCGCGCTGGACTGCGCCGCTCGCGTGGCCTGGGTGGCACTCTCACGGTTAAACACGAAGCCGAGCGCCAGCCCGATAAACCCGACGATGGCAAGCGAGAGTGTCGCGCTGCCACTCTCCGGGGGATCGAGGCGGATCGCGTACAGCATGATCCCGCCGCCGACGATGGTCACAAGGGCGATGGTGTAGGTAAACCCGAGCTTGATCGTGTCGCTCACTTTGCCTCCCGCTTCGGTGTCACCTTCCGGTGGATGATCGTGACCGTGCCGACGTGATCGATCACCTTCGGCTTACAGGGACAGTCCGGACTAGGGATATGACTCATACCGCGATCCTCGGAACGGGGTGGGAGATGGCGAAGCGAATGGCGTTGCCGCCCAGCCCGGTCTGATCGGCAAAGGCATCGGCGGCACGCTGAAGCGTAGCGAACGGATACCACTTCGCCCCGGTGCACATCGGGTTGTTGCCGAGGATCATCGTCTTGCCGTCGATGCGCCGCTCAGCCTGCAGGAGCAGGGCGTGACCGACGTGGTTGCGGCCTCCGCATCCGTCATTCAGGTAGTACATGTCGAGCTGAAGGATGACCCGACGCTCCTGCCGGAGATAGGCCCGGAGGTGGTCGAAGTCCTCCCCGGTCTTGTCCGTCGCTGCGATACGGAGCTTGAACAGGACCGCGATAGCCTGGGGGATGTTCAACCCTGGGGATGCAGGATCCGGCGTCGGCTCGCTGGACATCTTGCGGACGCCGAGCTCCGAGATACGAGTCCCGCCCACCGTCACGGCATCCGCGAACATCGCGGTAGACGAGTCGGTGCAGCCGTAGAGGTGTCCGTTCAGGTTCAGCCTCTGACGGATGTGGTGGGGACGATAGACGCGGGCCGTGGTCATGGCGTCTTGGCTCCGGGGATGGTCTCCACCGGCGGGCTATCGTCGTCGCTCACAGCCTCGTCGTCCGGCAGCTCTACCGACTCATCATCGAGCCGTGGGTCCTTCGTGTCATCGGCGGGCTGGTCTGTCATTCGTGTACCTCCCCGTTCACGTCCTCTTCGGTTGCCATGATGAACAATGCACCCACGAACGCCCCGAGCGCAAGAGCGGTGGCGAAGCTGCGCGGTCCCGTCCCGGCCGGCCCGAGCAGGACGAAGGCAGTTGCGGCAGCCGATCCGAGAGCGGCCAGGAACAGTGCAACCCCGCTCAGAAGGTCGCGCCGGACATCCGCCCGGACCATCCGCCGCCGATCACGACGGTGCAGCTTGTAGCGGCGCATCCTCCGCCGGAGCAGGACAGCCCCCAGCCACACGCAACCCCCACCCCACAACAGGAACGCGAGATAGCGAGTATCCATCAGCGCAGCAGCTTGCTCAGGGGTTCCACGCCCAGGATCACTCCGCCCGTCCCGAGCATGAGAGCGAGTTGGATGCTATCGAGGGCGTAGTCCGGGGAGAGCGCATCGAAGATGGCAAGCACGCACACGAGGCTGAACAGGAGCAGCCCGACAACGATGCGAGGACGGATGAAGTGAGGGGCTTCCGGTTCACCTTCCGTGTCGGCCCCGTTCCCCGTCGTCACTCATGCCCCGTACTCTGCGCCCACGCGCATGAGCTGGAAGCTGATGACGTACACCGTCGGGTTCGTCCCGCTGCCCTTCTTTTGCCCGAAGACGGTGATCAGGTCGCCGGCGGTGAGGGCGACCAGTCCCGTCGCCGCGATACGGACGTTCACCCCGCCGAAGCTGTCCTCTAGTTGCTGCTTCCAGACGGTGCCATTGATGTAGACATAGAGACGCACAGCATCGCCCACGTCGCCGTTGACGCTGTTCATAACGACATCGAGGAAATACAGCCCCTCCCCGCCCGAGGGGACTACGGCCCGGTCATTGACGGCATTGAGGAAACCGCCCGGATCGTCGTCCGCGACGGATAGGTCGAGCTGTCCGCTCGTGGTCGTGACGGTGCGCGTCGTGCCGTGGAGCTGGCAGCCCTTCGGGGCAAAGGTGTAGTCGTGGACGGCCTGTCCCCATTCCGTCTCGATGTCTGCGCCGGCGACCGGCCTGTCAGGTAGAGGCATGCTGCCCTCTCATGCGTGCGTGATCCCGTAGACATCGACCGTGCCGCTTGCGATGTTGCCGGTGGACATCAGGAAACGGACGGCGGTCACGGCCGTTGACGGAGCGTATATCCCGGCCCCATCGACCATGTAGTGATTATCGTCGGTGGCGTAGTTGAACAGCATGTTCCAACGGAACATCTTGACCAGGGAGGACGACGCCGGGTTGTACATCTGGATGGTCGCCTGCAAGCTCACCCCGGCGGTGTTGCTCAGCGCGGTACCGGCGGAGTCGTTGAAGAGCGACATATAGGTCGCGCCCGCCGCGCCCCACTGAGCGACCGCATTATTCGTGATCATCTTCCACAGGCTGCCGTAGTTGTAGTTACCGCTCGTGTCATACGTCGGACCGCCGCCGGTCCCGACACGGATCACGAACATGGCACCATCGGTGGCCGGTCGGATGCTGATGCACTCGAAGATGTAGGTGTCATACGTCGAGCTGATAAAGCTCGTGAAGTCCAGTTGCGCACTCGATGATGCGGTCTGACGCGCGAGCCACACCCGCGCACCACTACCGCCGCCGGGACTGGCCGGCATGGCGTGCTTGTGATCTCCGCGAGCGTATGTGTCGGCGGTGCCCTCTGCGGCAGCATCGCTGAATGCCTGGGTAGAGGGTGTCTGACTTGCGACCCACTTCAACCCTGTGGACTGTGCCGAGTCCGCCATGAGGATAGTGTCATTCGCACCGACGGTGAGCTTCGATGCGGTATTCGCCCCGGTGCCCCCGGCTAGGTCGCCCTTCGCGTCCCAGATAGCGTCAGTGGCAACGGCACCACCGCCACTGCCGACCGCGTGCTTTACCCCCGAGTCATCGAGAAGGTAGAGAAGGTGGTCCGTCCCGACGACGAGCCGTCTCTGTCCGGCAGCGGGGTCGGCATCCCCAGCGAGCGCCTCAGGGTCGGCAGCCTCCACCATGAGGATGCTCGTAAACGGGTTGTCCTGCGCCTCTAGTGCCATGCCACCATCCTACGCTAGCCGCTCCCGGTCGGATACAGGTACTCTCCGCCGCCAGTACGGAACAGATAGTCGGTCGCATCTCCGCCCGTCTCGATCAGCGGCTCCGTCGCTGTCTGCGCCACGTTGAAGTTGAAGCGCCAGATGGCCAGCCCGTTCAGCTTGCCCTGAATGAAGATGGATCCGCCGACCACGATGCCGTCCACGATGACGGCAGGGTCCGTGTAGAGATCGGAGATACCGAGACGCTCCACGGCCTCAACCGACGAGTACAGCTCCACGCTGTCCGCCGTCAGGGGATAGATGTCACCGGGCTGCCAACGCAGCGCCCCGAGCGCCCTGTCAGCTAGAACGGTATCGGCCCACGTTCCGGGGTTGAGCGTGATCTCATTGCGGGTGTAGGTGCGGGCACCGTACCGGGGAGGCGGCGTCAGTGCCCGCTCCACGATGGTACTCACATCCTGGCGCGCCTGAACGACGCTATACATCCCCTCATAGTCCGTGATCACGCCGAGGTCGATCAGCTCTGTGGCGTCCACCGTGCGGCCTCTCGCCAGTGGCGTAGCCCAGGGACGGAACGTCACTGTGCCAACCTTGTCCACGATGGGGATGTACAGGACATCCTGCGCGGCGTCGGTGATCCATTGCCACACCGACCACTCTCGCGTGCCCGTGACCCACGCCGTCACGGCGGGATCGGTCCCGAGCGGGCTTGCGACGTTGATGGAGAGGCCCGCTGCGGAGATCGCAGCGGCAGCCCGCGCGTAGAGCGTATTCGGGAGCGTCGTATCGCTGGGAACCTTCGCGTTCGCAAGGCGGGAGACGTTATCGGTCGCCGCGATATAACCGTTACGCCCCACGGCAGGGATGTAGTTGTGGGTGATGCCGGTGGCGTAGCCCTGACGGACCACGACGCCTCGATGGCTAACACGGATGGGGAGATACGGTGCCAAGTCCCCGAAGTACGGACCATCGCGGTTCGACGGATCGAGGATGCGCCCAGGGTCGTAGAAGTCGACGGACCATGACGCAGCGGTCGGCACCGACAGGATGCCATCGGTCGCGCGGTTACTGCCCCAATCGATGTTCACGGTGACGCCGTAGGGCGTGACATCGCGCCATCCTGCCGAACTCCACGCCGGTTCGCCCCACTTCGCCAGTCCCCACCGTGACGCCCCAGGGGCTGCCGCGTATATCTCCAAGAGAACGCCGGCGGGTGACGGTGGGACGTAGCTCTCGTCGGTGAAGATGTGGATGTACGTCAGCTTCGTCTCGATGTCCGATCCTGCCGCATTCGTCGCGGTCAGGGAGACTGCGTACGTGCCGGCTGCGCTGTAGGCGTGCGTCGGGTTCTGACTCGTGGACGTGCCACCGTCACCGAACGTCCACGCCCAGGAGGTCGGGGTGTTCGTGGACAGGTCGGTGAAGGTGATCGTCACGCCGATAGCGGGGTTCGTGTCACTAGCACTGAAGTCCGCGACGGGGGCGTAGACCGGACAGGACACCGACGACGCACCACCCACCCCGGACGTGCCGAGGGCGAGGGTACTCGCGTCGTTGGTGTACCAGTTGACGGACGGGAAGTCCCGAGGCTTCGCCCACACGCTGATATAGCGGGAGGTCGATGTCAGCGGAGTAGACGCACTGTTGCTCACGTTCATGATCAGCTCTGCGCCGGTCGTGGAGTCCGCCGTGAAGAGGTGCGCGGAGCTGAAGATGTAGCCCGTCCCGCCCGCGTCCACCGCTGCCTCTGCCGCTGCGAGGTTGGTCAGGTTGTCGGACGCAATCACATAGATGTCTATGTTCTTGTAGTGCCCGCTCCAGAACGCCGACGCGTAGACCTGACTATTCAGATAGATCGTCGTCCCGGCGGGGTAGCACGCTCCGAGGTCCGCGACGGCCAGTCTGTTTCCCGTTCCTGGGTTGAACGTCGTCACTGACCGACGCCGTTCTTTGTCTGCTCCCGGTGCCACGCGTCCACGATGTTGCGATCAGACGAGGTATTCCCGGACATGGACGTATTGACGTGCCACGTCGGAGCCTTGCCGGCAGTCTGATCGAGCAGGTGGAGGATGCCCTCGAGGGCGTCGCGGATATTGCCGAGAGGCGCGAGTGCCGTCCTGCCCAACGTCTCAAACGCCTTCCCGAAGTTAGACAGATCCGTGATGAGCTGCGGGATGTCATCGATGATGTTGTTAAAGACATCGAGGACGCCCTTCAGAGGTCCGTCCAGAACCTCCCCTAGCTTGATCTTGAAGTTATCGAACTTCGCCGTCACGGTGTCCTGCGCCCCGGCGAAGTCCCCGGCTGCCGTCGTGGCATCCCCGTACTTCGCCCTGAGCTGATCGAGGATGCTGCGCAGTTGCTCGTCAGGGTTCAGTGCCTTGTCGATGACCACGCCCAGGTCTTTGACGGGCTTCTGACTCCCGCCGGCGGCCTTGCCGATATCGGCCACGATCTCATCTAGGGTCTTGTCAGGACTCTGCGCATGGATGGCAGCAGCGATGTCGAGGATGTCCGGGGTCAGGGCGGAGATCGTCGGCGCACCGATCTTGGCAGCCTGGGCGAAGTTGGCGAAGCTGACAGCGAGTGTCCCGACCTCATCAGCACTAAGGCCGATGTTGGTCATGTTGAATGCAACGTCTTTGATCTTCTGTGCGTCCACCTTGCCGATGGTCCGCTCGAGGACGGTAAAGGCGTCGTTGAAGTCGTCGGCCTTCTTCAGGGAGTCATCGACCACACCGAAGACTTCATGGATGGCACCGGCGGCGATGCCGATCTTCGCGGCACTCTTCAGCAGCCCGCCGCTCGCCTTGTCGGCATCGCCCAGGGCACCGACGAGCTTCCGCGCGTCCCCGATGATCGAGACTTGGATAACGCTCTTCGAGCTAGCCACGCTTCAGCCTCTTGGCGATGTAGAGCGCCTCATTCATGCGCAGTTTCTCGATCTCCGAGAAAGGTTGTCCGGACGCTAGCCCAAGATCGAGGACGATACGTCTAACACCTTGCGGCTCATCAGCTCGCTCCATGAGGGCACCGGCTCGCCGCTCCTCGATGCTAAGACCATCATGACGAGCGCCATGCGGTAGGCCGAGCGATCCATGAGCGCCCTCATCTCCATACCGGATGCCTCTTCCACCATCGCCATCTCCCCCAGGGTCAGGCTTTCGATGTCGAATGTCTGTGCCACGTGATCCTCCCATCATGGCGGCGTCTCCCGCTCCACCTTCAGCACGAGCGCCTCGATGTGCGCCTCGTACTTGTCGATTATCTCCGTCCTGCGGTCATCGAGCGCAGCGAAGATGAACGGCTGCGGCTCGATGTTATGGCGCGGCCAGCCGAAGTGGATCGGGCCGGCGTACGGGATGCTCCGCCCGCCCGCCTTCACGTATCCCCGCGTCCGGGTGGCACCGGCACGGATGCTGCCGGCGAGACGCCCGGTCAGGACGGGGGCGCGGTTGCGTGCCTCCGTCGCCACGGTGGACGCTGCCGCCTTATTGATGGCCGTCAGGTCAGAAAGGTCGGCGCTCATGTGCTTCATGGCGGCGCGGAACTCACGAGCGCCGGTGACTTTGACAGCCGGCTTACCGGCCACGGCTACGGGGTCGCGTCGAGGACGAGCGTTCCGGTGATCGGGAAACTGAAGTCCGACGTAGCGAACGCGTTACCGTCGCCGCCATAGCCGATGGGGGCGATGACCACGGAGCCTGTAAACTTCGGCAACCCTGCGGACTCCGCTCCGGTGCCGTGCGCGTTGTACACGAACGCGACCGTCTCGCCCTGGTGGAGCCAACAATAGTAGGCGAAGCCCGGACGGGCGCTGTCCCAATCCTGGACGGCAGTCCCCACGAGGTTCCAACCCGTCGCGCTCAGTTCCTTGTGGCGCACGCCATCGAGGGTCAGGATGCTCGTCTCCTCTGGGCTATCCGACTCGATGCGGAGATTCACCATGTCCTCTTTGAAACTGGTCGAGCCTCCGAGAGTAAAGGTGACGATCTTCGGGATCTGCGGGACGCTTGCGGCCATCTAGCCCTCCTTAGGCGAGTACAACAGGCATTGCTACTGAGATGTCCGCTGCGAGCGCTCGCCCGCCGTCGGCGTCACGGATGATGCTCCCTGAGACACTGACGATGCGACAGCCGGCGAGAGCGCGAAGGATTGCCAGCTTTGCGACGACGAGCGCCGCCAGGATGTCCTCCATCGCTGCGTTGTCGCTGTAGTAACCGGCATATATGACCACTCGAAAGCCCCACTCGGCATTGTCTCCGCCGAGGATGGCGAGATCACTTCCGTTGGAGACGACGACGGTGCACGGCGGTGAGATCGGACCATCGGTCCCACCCACAGCCGAGACCAGCGCAGCACGAGCTTGCGCAATGGTGCTCACCCTATCCCGATGCCGGCGGTCGGATGGATCCGCCCGATCACGGGCTTCACCGCTCGCAGACTATCGGCCCCCAGGCGCACGGCCTCCCCATCGATGCCCAGGGGCAGGACGCCGTGGGGCGCAGCCTTGCTATTGAACAGGGCAGCGCCGTCCGCCAGGGCGGCAACCTCAAGCTCGTCAACGCCGGCAGCGCTGGGGGTAACGCCGCCGGCGTCAAGACGAGCAAGGATGGCACCCTCGATGGCATCGGCACACTTCTGCGCCCACGCGATCTCCTCGGCCGTCCCGACGCCCTTGCCGACGTGGACGAGGATCTGGGTGCCCGTGACATAGGGCATTACAGGTTGACCGTCACGTAGAGGACGGAGACTGTCACAGGGCTATCCCCTGTGATCGGGTTGCCGGTCGCCACGGACACATTGATAGCCGCGTTCTGTGCCGTAGCGATGGCGACGGCGGGGATGGTCCCCGCTGCCGTTGCGACCTTCGACGAGGTCGCCGCGAGGATGCCGGTGATCGTGAGGATACCGGCTCCGCCGTAGCCCACGGTCAGACTCGTATTCGTCGCATATGCGGCGGACACGAACGCGACTGACGCGATAGCGACGATGGGGATATTCGCCCGCCCCACGCCGGGAGCTGGCACAACTTCGATAGGCGTGCCGTTCGCGGCCAAGACTTGCGCGGAAGACAGGGTGACTTCCGCCACCCTGATACCGCCTCCGCCCAGGACGCTCACTTGCCCTTCGCTGCCTTCGGCTCAGGTGCCGGCGGGAACTTGGCAAGCGCCTCATCGTTCTGCTTTTCGATGAGGCGAAGGCGAGCCGTCAGGTCCGCGTTCTTCTCATCGAGCCGGGGCTGAAGATCCTCGATGACGGCGTATTCCGGCCGCCCGTTCTTGTCGACTGTCTTTGCCATCTCATGCTCCTTACGGGACGTCGTAGGCTTCAACGATACCGGCCGGGATGAACCGTGCGCCGGCGCCCATCGACCAGATAGCGACGTTCTTTCCGAGATGGATCACGTCCTCATCCTGCGCCTGGAAGGGACCGTCCTCGTACCACGCAGCCGCCTCGCGGTTGCTGATGATGAACTTGCGACGTTGACGGTCAAGGATCGGAGATCGGTGGTCCCGACGCCCGTATTCGTCAGGGTGGTGATCGGGGTAAAGAGCTTCGCCATCGCGGTAAAGCCCGTCGTGCTGGCGAGGACGAACTCGGCCGGCTGTCCTGTCGCGGTCTGGACCGCGATGCTGGCGTCGATCACGAAGTCTTTGAACGCCGCCGCTGTCAGCGATCCGAGGGCGCCCGTGTCGCTCGTGACGCTGCCGCTCTCCAGCTCCGTGACGAATGCGGCGTCTGTGACGACGCCCCATGCGGTGAGCAGGATGCGGAAGTAGACATCGAGGTAGTTGCGGGTGGATCGGCGAAGCAGCTGGTACGAGATGTCCGAGCCGCCGGCGTAGGTCGCAAGGGCCTCCGTGCCCTTCTTGATGTTCATGGCGACGGACGTGATCTCCGCCTTCTCTGCGGACTGTGCGCCCACGGCAGCGGTGAGTGTGCCGTCGTAATACGGCCAATCGATGCTCATGCCGGACACGTCCGGGATGGCCCGAGGGCCACCAAAGGCGGTGATCGCAGGACGGCCACGCGACACGATGCCGTGAACGTCGCCCACGACGCCCGGTGTCACCATGCCGGCGTTGGCACCGGAAGTCGTCACGGTGTCAGCGAAGGTACGGAGCGCCCACTTCAGCCACTCGCGATCCTCACGGGTCGTCTTGTGCGCCTCGTCGGACCCGACGGCCCGCTGCGCCATCTGGCCGATGGACATACCGCGCCACTCTGCGAACGGATCGGCAGGGCCGCCGCCGCTGAATGCGTTGCGGCTGGCAAAGTTGCGGATCGCCTCATCCGCGA